ATGTTTGTGCAGTATCTCGTGGTGGAGGTTATGTGGATAAAGATTTAAGCGAGCACGTAATGATTGAACGGGTCGAAATGATTGCGCGTTTAACAGCTGAGGGGGCCTGCCAAGAAAGGGACCGTGAAATAGCACTCGGACTGATAGCTGAACTTGCTAAAGGCAACTTAATGAAAAGCAGCCATTTTTTTATTGTTTTCTCCGTAAAATCCTTTGAAAATCAATGACAAAATTAATTCAATATTCTTCTGCTTAGCTATGGCCATAGCTAATAAAACGTGAGAATATCAAGCCTTGGCGAAATCTTGCTTTTTTCTGAGACCTGATTCGCTATAATACGCGGTCGGTTTTTAGGAGGGGTCAATGCCAACTGTAGTATCGCTGTTTTCAGGGTGTGGTGGTTCAGATGCAGGCGTGTTAAACGCTGGTTTTGACGTGCTTATGGCTAATGACATATTGCCTTACGCCCGTGATGTGTATCTTGCTAACCATCCAGAGACTGACTATGTATTAGGCGATGTCGGTGGCATTACCTCTTTTCCAAGTGCTGATCTCCTCGTAGGGTGCTACCCATGCCAAGGGTTTAGTCAAGGAGGAGTGCGGAAAGCAGATCGAAAAATTAACACTCTATATCTTGAGTTTGCGCGAGCACTGAGAGTTATTAAGCCAAAGGCTTTCATTGTTGAAAATGTATCAGGAATGGTGAGAAGGAACTTTGAACATTTATTACAAGACCAGTTTAAAGTTTTCACTGAGGCTGGGTATAAGGTTAAATCACAAATATTAAATGCCTCACATTTTGGGGTTGCACAAAATCGTAAGCGAATCTTTATTGTTGGTATACACGAGAGTTTCGGAACTGAATATACGTTCCCACAAGCATCCTTCGGAGAAGGTCTGAAGCCATATACTACAATTAAGGATGCAATTGGTGACATGCCTGAATGGCCGACGGGTGAGTTTTATGATATTGATTTTCATTGGTATTATATGTCGCGAAATCGCCGTCAAGGATGGGATCAAGTATCCAAAACGATTGTCGCTAATCCCAGACACATGCCTCTCCATCCGATTAGTCCTGAATTAGAGAAATTAGGACCCGATGCATGGCGTTTCGTTAATGACAATCCCGCTCGACGTTTTAGTTACCGTGAAGCGGCTCGTTTGCAGGGATTTGGAGACATTATGTTCCCTGATACAGAGCGAGCATCTATGAATATGAAGTATACTGTAATTGGGAATGCGGTACCGCCTCCCTTGTTTGAGGCGGTAGCAAAAGCATTACCAGATATATGGGATTAGACTAGCTGATTCTCATCTGCCGACTTATCAAATATGGAACAAATCTGATATGCCGGCGATGAGAGATCTCATCATTTCGCGTGGTAAGATTTATCAAACGCAAACGGTCGACAAATATCGCCGCACCAATATCGCTTTGATGAGCCCATTCAACGTTATGCCATCGTAGATCTTGTGGTAAAAAGTAGTAATTTGCCCAAGGATGAATAACTGGCAGCATATGGTGCATCTTTGTTGGGGAGGCTTCCAATTGTTTAGCAACCCACTCATCTTTAGAACAGCCACACTGAGCAAATGCTATCGGAATGGATGGGCGATTATCGGCCATATCATGCCAAGCCAACATATCAATACCACCATCTCCACGATCCCCTTCTTTAAAATGATTGATTGTGAAGTTTGCTGTACATCTGATATCTTGCGCTATCCGAGTAAGTTTATTGTACAGTAACCCAGTGTAAACACCCGCGTTTCCTGCACTGGCCCAGCAAGGTGCTACTATGGCACCTACAGGCATAAGACTCTTGAATACAGGTAAACTAATTTTTTCAAAGGCACCGGTTAGAATATGCCTTTTTTTAGACTTAATATATTTAACGTTTGAACAAAACAATAATGCGATATAAAGCCTTTCATTTTCGTTAAATTGACGATAATCATCACATTTCAGATAAATGGTATCTCTATCTTTCGATAGGTAAAAAGGATAATTATCTCCAAAAAGAGCGATTCGGGTATCAATAAAAGTGATAGCCCATTGCCATTTCTCATCTGAAAAAGCTCTGTTTTTTGGCTTGGCCTGCGCCACACAAATACTGGCAAGCTCTCCCCGGCTAAAGCACTTGTCAATACTTACTGTAGCCCAAATTTCCAGATAATCAGCCCACAAATATGGTTCATTATCTGGCAATGAATCCAAATTTTCTAACATTACCTTTCATCCTCTCTAGCATCTTCAATGTGCCTTTTTATTTTTCTCGCTATAGAAGATATTTCATTAGCATGAGACTCTTGTCTCTCAGTGAATTTATTATTCTTCAGAAGCATATCCCAAACAACCTTTAAACTTGACTCGGCTAAATTAAGGGCTTCTTCCAAAGCTTCTTCTTGACCGTTTGTATAAAGATAAGCTTCTTCTATGTTTTTTGATTTAATCAAGTTGTCGACAGCGGCATGGGATGCCACTATCTTATTTAACTTTTTGATTCCGCGGCTTTCACCAATAATGGTTTCACCCTGTTGATCTCGAACAAAGAACCAAGCAAACAATTTATTTAAATTTTCGATATCTAGATTTTTAGCATCTAAATCATTGCGATCTTCGAGACCAAGCCAGTCAGTAATATTTTTATAACCTAACGCCGTGGTTATATACGAAAAATCAACATCCTTTTCGTTCATTGGTAAATCAAAAAAATCTTTATCTAAAGCTTGTTCATAAAGATTCAAAGAAGTTAATAGCAAACCGACATAATATGGCTTGCTGCCAATCTCCTTCGCTAAAGATTTGAACAAAACATCATGGTCCTTACCTTGATAGAACGTATCACTTAATTCTTTAAGATACTTTGCCTTTGACAGAGCATCCCACTCCTTGACCCCTGTTATATGGCGATAGCCGATATACCTCAATACATCTTCACGATTCTTGTAAACCAGGCACGGAAGGTTTCTTGGTTTGTAGGCAGCTTCATCCAAAATAAGCTGAACACCCTTTTCTTTCTTCTTAGGCGGTTTCAAGTCACCATTAAGAAGCTTAACGGCCGCTAGTCTACGGTTACCCTCGACAACAACAAATTTCTTGCCTTTCTTAACTACTAAAAGAGGCTCACCTGGGAAATAGTCTTGCTCCCCGATTGAAAGCATCAGATCTTGCACGCTCTCATCATCAAGCATTTCTTCTATGACTGCATCGTCTGACCCCGCCCTTTCATTCAATCTATAAAAACGTGGGTTTTCAGGATCGAACTCAAGTTTTCCGGTCTCGATGTATTGGATTTCGTTGGACATTATTCATCATCTCAAAGCAAGATTTTCTCTAGCTTAACTATTCACTCTCAACGTGTCACCACTCACTTGCGGTTGTTGCATCTTTGTGCATGAGATTGCATGCACAGAATCAATATTTTTTATCCACAACCAGCTAAGACTGATGCGGGGTTAAGGCAATATTGCAATTGCATTAAAACCGACCCACGAAGCGGGCAGGCGAGGCGGGGAAAGCACTGCGCGCCAGCGTACTTTTGCGCATTTATTTTCGCAGCCTGAGCGCGTCGCTGTGCCGCGCGGGTTCGCGAGGGAGTCGGTGGGTGGTGCGGGGGTGTTTGAGGGCGTGGCGGGCCTCTGAGGCGGTCAGGCGTGGGGGTAAGAAAAAGCCGCCCGGAGGCGGCGGAAATCAGTCACTTTCGGTGTCGAGGGTGTACCTTTTGAACCGGATCACCTCCTGACCGGCCCAAGCGTTGACCTCGCGCATCCGGTCTTGTAGCGGGATGAGCTCGTTACGGACAAACACCTTTGCCACCTTCTCGATATCGCCGAGCGAACCGACGTTTTCCGGCTTGCCGCCCATCAGCTGGAACGGGATGCGGTGAGCGTCGAGCAGGTCGGCGGCGCTGACTTTTTTGATATTGAAGAAATCGTCTTTCGTTGCCACCTCACTGAGCGGCACAATTTTAATGCCGTCTGGTTTTCCGTGCGGTGCGTAGAAAAACAGATTTTTGAAGTTGCCGAGCCCCTTCGAACTGCGCATCGCATCGCGCAACGCCTCAACATCGGTACCGCTTTGCGCGGCGTCCGTCACATACATGATGTAACCCGCATGCGCCCCGTTCTGGTAATACTTGCGACGGAACAGCGTCGCCGCTTCATTCAGCCAGGCGGAGTTTAGCGCGCTGAGATATTCCGGCATGCCGTACAGCTCCTGGTTGATGTCTGGCTCCAGCAGGTGGAATACGGATCCCGGCGCGAACGGGTGCGGCTGGTCAAATGACGGCACCCACCAGTAGACATCATCTTCAATACCACGCCGCGTGTATTTAGCCGGTGACGCTTCCAGCTTCAGCGGGCGACCGGTGACACTCTTTCGGAGCTCTAAAAACGCGTTGCCAAACACCAGAAAATCAAGCGCGAAGCGGCTGAAGTCCTGTTGTGACAGTAGCGGGTGCGGAATAAACGTTGAGGCCAGAATGTTGCGCTTAACGTAAATTGGCGAGCTGTGATGAACGGCGGCGCGCAGGCTTTTCGCCAGCCCGTTAAAGCTGACCGGCGGTTCGAACCAGCGGCCATTATTGACGCATTCCACGTAATCCAGAATATCGCGGCGGTCGAGCACGGCGCTCGGTTCACCAAAGGTAAACGCCTCCATTTTTCTGGGCGCGCTGTCTTTCATGTTGCGCGGGCGCTTTTGTGGCTGTGGCTTGCGGCCTTTGTATTTACTCATCAGTTGAACTCCAGAATGGATGATGTTACCTGGCCGCTGCCAGCGGTAAGCGGTTCGTTTAACAGCGCGTGCATGGTCGCCCAGGCGACGTCTGCGTGACTGGCTTCCTCGGTGCGGCTGGCCTCATAGGTGGCGCTGCGCCCGCTGCTGGTCATGGTCTTACGGATTGCCATAAACGAGGTGGTGATGTCGGTGGCGCTGACGTCATATTCGAGACAGCCACGGCGGATAACGTCTTTTGCTTTCAGCACCATTGCGGTTTTCATTTCCGGCGTGTAGCGGATATCGCGGGCGGCGGGATAAAACGAGCGAACCAGCTGGAAGACGCCAATACCGAGGCCGGTCGCATCGATACCGATGTACTCGACGTTGTATTTTTCGGTGAGCTGGCGGATGGATTCGGCTTGCGTCGCGAAGTCCATGCCTTTCCACTGATGGCGCTCAAGAATGCGAAATTTGCCCCCGGCGACAACCGGCGGCGCGAGCACCACACACCCGGCGCTGTCGCCGCTGTGCGAAGGGTCGTATCCCACCCAGACCGGGCGGGAGCCGAACGGGTTGTCGGCGAACGGCGCAAAGTCTTCCCACTCTTCCAGACTGTCGACCATGCAGCGTTGCAAATCCTCGAACGGGAACACCGACGCCTTGTCGTCAACGAACTCGCACATAAACAGATTGCGGAAGTCGTCGACGCTGTTTTCGCGCTTGAGTTGCTCCAGATTGAACAGCGTACAGCCCCCGGCGAGCGCATCCTCAATGGTGACAATCTGCCGCCACTGACCGTCAGGACACGCCACGCCAGCGGCGAGCGCGTCATGACTGATATCGATGTCAACCCGTTCGCTGGCGCTGGCGCGGCCCCGGTTGAATAATTCCCCAGACCAGAACGGGTAAGCGCCGTGTGCCAGGGTGGAAGGCGTCGAAAAGTAGGTGCTGCGCAGGTGGCTTTGTGAGGCCATGCCCGACGACACTTTGCGCAGTTTCTGGAAGTTGGGGATCCAGAAAATTTCGTCGACATACAGGTCGCCGTTGTGGCTCTGCGCGGTGTTTGAGTTGGTGCCGAGAAAAATCAGCTTTGCGCCGTTGTTGCCTATGACAATCGGGTCGCCGGTCAGGTCGACATCGACCCGGCGGGCAAACTGAATGATGTACTCGCGGAATACATACGCCTGCGTCTTACTCGCTGACAGGAAAATCTGGTTATGGCCGGTTTTCAGCGCATGCAGCAGCGCCTCGCGGGAAAAGTAGAACGTCGCCCCAATCTGGCGCGATTTCAGAATGTCGCGAATACGGTGCTCAAGCCCGGCGCGGTGCCAGCGGAGCTGATACTCGAAAGACTCCGCGAAAAAAATCTCTTCCAGTTTCTCGATAGCCTCGTCGCTGAAAAAGTTCTTTGTCGGCTTTTTGCGGTCGCCTTTGTTGCGGTTGGCCACATTGGGATTAAGGTCAACCTCATTTCCGGTCTGGCCATAGCGATTAATGCGCGCAAAGCGCTCCATCTGTCGGGCCAGAAAATCCGCCACCTTGAAATCGTGGGGTGTCAGGTTGGGCTTTGCGTAGAGCTGAATCAGCCGGGCCTCTAAGGTGCTTTCGACCCGGTTCAGCGGTGCGGTTTCCTCCCACTGGTCGCGCTGTTTCCAGCTCTGCACCGTCGGGCGTTTGGTCTGCAACATTTCGGCAATCTGCGGCACGGAAAACCCCTGCCAGTACAGTAAAGCCGCCTGGCGTCGCGGGTCGTTTAATAAAGTGGTGTCGGTGGTGATGGTCATGGATGCCTCGCCGTGATTGATACAGGGCAAGGCTAAAGAAACGGGTGATGCGAATCGCTAAGGTGCTGTTGTGTGAGGGATAAGCCATCCGGGACAGATGGCGGGTGGGCGGCGACGTCGGGAAACTAACCCCGACCCGTTAACCCGATATCAGGACTCCTGACAATGGCAAAAAAAGTTTCAAAATGGTTTCGCATCGGCGTCGAAGGCGATACCTGTGACGGCCGCGTTATCAGCGCGACGGATATTCAGGAAATGGCCGAGACCTTTGACCCCCGCGTCTATGGTTGCCGCATTAACCTCGAACACCTGAAAGGCATCCTGCCGGATGGCCCGTTCAGCCGTTACGGCGATGTGGTTGAGCTGAAGTCTGAAAAGATTGACGATGATTCGGTACTGAAAGGCAAGCTGGCGCTGTTCGCCAAAATCACCCCGACCGATGACCTGATCGCAATGAATAAAAAATTGCAGAAGGTCTACACCTCAATGGAAATTCAGCCGAATTTCGCCAATAGCGGTAAATGCTACCTGGTTGGCCTCGCCGTGACCGATGACCCGGCCAGCCTCGGCACCGAATACCTCGAATTTTGCCGGGGTGCCAAATTTAACCCCCTCAACCGCTTCAAAGCCGAGCCGGGCAACCTGATTTCCGTCGCCACCCTCGCCGAGCTGGAGTTTGAAGATCAGGCGGAAAATGTCTTTACCGCCCTGAGCGACAAAGTGAAAGCGATCTTCAGCCGCAAACAGGCCAGCGATGACGCCCGTTTTCAGGATGTGCATGAAGCCGTGACGGCCGTCAGTGAACATGTACAGGAAAACCTAACCGCCACTGAGCAGCGTCTTGCCACGCTGGAAAATGCCTTTGCGACGCTGAAACAGGACGTCACCACGAAGGCCGACCAGACCAGCCAGGCATTCAGCAAGTTAAAAACATCGCTGGATAAAACCGAAAGCACCACGCAGCCACGCCGCAAGCTTTCCACCGGTGGCGGTGGCGATGAGCTGCTGACCGACTGCTAAACGGTCGTGAATTTATCGCCGGGCGACAGGCTTGCCCGGTCAGACAACCCGATTTAACCAAACAGGAAAGACTATGCGTCAGGAAACCCGTTTTAAATTCAATGCCTACCTGTCCCGCGTTGCTGAGCTGAACGGCATCGACACGGACGACGTGAGTAAAAAATTCTCCGTCGAGCCGTCCGTCACCCAAACCATGATGAACACCGTGCAGATGTCCTCGGCCTTTTTGCAGAAAATTAATATCGTGCCGGTGGATGAGCTGAAGGGTGAAAAAATTGGCGTCGGCGTCAATGGCACCATCGCCAGCACCACGGACACCAACAGCGGCCAGGAGCGTAAAACCGCCGACTTTACCGCGCTGGAGTCCAAAAAATACGAATGTGATCAGGTCAACTTTGACTTCCACTTCAAATATAAAAAGCTGGATTTGTGGGCGCGCTTCCAGGACTTCCAGCGCCGTATTCGCGATGCCATCATCCAGCGGCAGGCGCTCGATTTCATCATGGCCGGGTTCAACGGCGTTGAGCGCGCCGAAACCTCTGACCGCGCCACTCATCCGATGTTGCAGGACGTCGCCGTCGGCTGGCTGCAGAAATACCGTAATGAAGCGCCGACCCGCGTGATGAGCAAAATTGTCGACGAGGAAGGGAACGTCGTTTCCGCCGTGATCCGTGTGGGTAAAAACGGCGATTACGTTAACCTCGATGCGCTGGTCATGGATGCCACCGACAACCTGATTGACGAGATTTATCAGGAAGATTCGGAGCTCGTCGCGATTGTGGGCCGTAAGCTGCTGGCCGACAAATATTTCCCAATCGTCAACAAAGACCAGGCGAACAGCGAAGCGCTCGCGGCTGACATCATCATCAGCCAGAAACGCATCGGCAACCTGCCAGCCGTCCGTGTGCCGTACTTCCCGGCGAACGCGATTATGGTGACGCGTCTCGATAACCTGTCCATCTATTTCATGGATGAAAGTCATCGCCGCTCCATTATCGAAAACCCGAAACTCGACCAGGTGGAAAACTACGAATCGATGAACATCGATTACGTGGTCGAAACCTACGCCGCCGGGTGCTTCATTGAAAATATCAAGCTGGGCGATTTCTCTGCCGCGCAACCGGAGGGCTAACCGATGACGAGCCCCGCACAGCGTCACATGATGCAGGTCTCGGCCATTGAAACCGCGCAGCGGGAAAACAACCCGCTGCGGAATGCCACTGCCTATGAGCAGATGCTGGTTAAGCTGGCCGCAGACCAACGCACGTTAAAAGCCATCTTTGGTAAAGAGCTGAAAGCCACGAAAAAGCGCGAGCTGCTGCCGTTCTATCTGCCGTGGGTTAGTGGCGTGCTGGAACAGGGCAAAGGCGCGCAGGATGACATCGTGATGACCGTCATGCTGTGGCGTCTTGATGTCGGCGATATCAGCGGCGCGATGGATATTGCCCGCTACGCGTTTAAGTACGGTCTGACCATGCCAGGTAAACATCGCCGCCCGCCGCAGTACATGTTTACCGAAGAGGTAGCACTCGCCGCCATGCGCGCCCATGCCGCCGGTGAACCGGTCGTCGTCAGCCAGCTACTCGACACGCTGGCGCTGACCGCCGCTGCCGATATGCCTGATGAGGTGCGTGCAAAACTGCACAAAATCACCGGCCAGGTGCTGCGGGACAACAAACAGCCCGCCGACGCGCTGGCCCACCTCAAGCGAGCGATGCAGCTCGATTGTCAGGCAGGCGTCAAAAAAGACATTGAACGGCTTGAGCGAGAGCTGAAGCCCAAACCGGCAACGGTCGTTAAAGCCCCGGTAAGAGCGCCGCGCGCCGTGAAAATCACGGCACCGGCTAAACGTGGCCGCCCGAAAAAGACCGTCGGTTAACAGAATGCGCCCCGCGCCAGGGCGGCACGCCGGTCGATGAGGGTGTTTTACCTGACCTGAGACCGGCGTCCACCGCCCACCTATTCAGAGGTAGTTATGACGACGCTGATTATTAAAAAGAACGATGAGCCGCAGCCGGGTGGCGTGGTGGTCATCCCGCCACCTGCCAGCGATGAGCCGGTGATAAAAAATACGTTTTTCTTTCCTGACATCGACCCGAAACGCGTGCGTGAAGGGATGCGACTTGAGCAGACCGTCGCCCCGGCCCGGCTGCGTGAGGCCATCAAAACCGGCATCGCCGAAACCAATGCCGAGCTGTTTTTGTGGCGGGAACAGCAGATTGCCGGGGGGTTTAGCAAGCTTGCCGACGTACCGGCTGACGATCTCGACGGCGAGAGTGTGCGCGTTTTCTATTACCTGCGCGCCGTCACCTCAATGGCGACCGCCACGCTCTATGAGCGTTATCGCGGTGTGGATGCCAGCGCCAAAGGTGACAAGAAAGCCGACAGCATCGATACCACTGTCGACGAGCTGTGGCGAGACATGCGCTGGGCAGTATCACGCGTCCAGGACAAACCCCGCTGCATCGTGAGCCAAATCTGATGCAGGCCATCGCGCAACAGGGCGACACGCTCGACATGATTTGCGCCCGGTATTACGGGCGCACTGAGGGGGTCTTCGAGTCGGTGCTCGCCGCAAATCCGGGGTTAGCCGAGCTCGGCGCAGTATTGCCGCATGGCACTGTGATCGAACTGCCTGATGTGAAGTCATCCCCCGTAACAGAAACCATAAACCTCTGGGAGTAACCACATGACGGAAGGGGAAAAAAGCGTCATTTCGCTTTTTATAATCGGCGCGCTGATTGTCGTCGGTAAAGTGCTGGCCGGTGGTGAACCGATCACCGCACGTCTTTTTATTGGTCGCACGTTGCTGGGTGGCTTTGTTTCGATGGTGGCCGGGGTTGCCCTGGTACAGTTTCCAGACCTGCCAACCGCGGCCGTGTGCGGATTCGGCTCCATGCTGGGTATCGCTGGTTATCAGGCGGTAGAGCTTGCTATCCAGCGCAAGATTAAAAAAGGGGAAAACGATGGCAGTCATTAAGACACATCCCAACGTTGCGGCATTCCTCGACATGCTGGCGTTTTCGGAAGGGACAGCAACGCATCCGCTGACCCGAAACAACGGGTACGACGTTATCGTCACGGGTATCGATGGCAAGCCGGAGATTTTTACCGATTATCGCGATCACCCGTTCGCCGGTGGACGCCCAGCGAAGGTCTTCAATCGTCGCGGGGAAAAATCCACGGCATCCGGGCGTTACCAGCAGCTTTATCTGTTCTGGCCGCATTATCAGAAACAGCTCGCTTTGCCGGATTTCAGCCCGGTATCACAGGACAGGCTCGCCATTCAGCTTATTCGGGAGCGTAGAGCGCTGGAAGATTTGCATCAAGGGCGCATCGAGCGCGCGATTTCCCGCTGTCGCAATATCTGGGCTTCATTGCCGGGTGCCGGATACGGTCAGCGTGAGCACAGCCTCGACAAACTGGTCGCAGTGTGGCGCAAGGCTGGAGGCGTATCCGCATGAAAATAGTCATTATCCTGCTGGCGCTGGCCTGTGCGGGTCTGCTGTGGATGCGACACGATAACAGCAATTTGCGGGCCTCATTTGAACGTGCGAACCGGGTCGCCGGTACGCAGAAAACCACCATCATCATGCTGAAAAATCAGCTCAACGTTGCCGCTGAGCAGTCGCAGCGCAAAGAGCTGGCGCAGGTTGCCATGCGGGACAAACTCACCACGGCTAACCTGCTGGCCTTCCGGCGTGAACAAACTATCACGAGGTTACTCAATGAAAATGACGCGTTTCGCCGCTGGTATCGCGATGATTTACCTGATGCTGTGCGCCGGTTGCACCAGCGCGCCGCCTGCACCAACGCCGCCGCCGGTGATTGTTTACAACGCCTGCCCGAAGGTCAGCCCCTGCCCGATGCCGGGCAGCGACCCGCTGACTAATGGCGACCTGAGTGCGGATATACGCCAGCTCGAAAACGCCCTGAAGAGCTGCGCAATCCAGGTCGATACGGTTAAACAATGCCAGGATGAAATCGATGCAAAAGCCCAACAGTCTGCGAAAAGCCTTAACTGATGCGGTGCCGGTACTGCGTACCAACCCCGATATGCTTCACCTTCGCCTGGACGATGGCAACAATACGGCGACGCTGGCGCGCTCCCTGTCGTTTGAAAAGCGGTACACGCTTAACATCGTGGTCACGGATTTTACCGACGATATTGACCTGCTGTTTGTGCCGATTATGGCCTGGCTGCGGGTCAATCAGCCGGACATCATGACAACCGACGAGGGGAGAAAAAAAGGATTTGCCTGGTACGCTGACATTAATAACGACAGCAGCCTCGATGTCAGCATCAGCCTGTTGCTGACCGAGCGAACGCTGGTCAAAGAGATCGACGGCGCGCTGCACGTTGAGAACATCCCGGAGCCGCCACTGCCGGAGCCGGTGACGCGCCCTGTTGAGATGTGGAGTAACGGCGAACGGGTGAGTAAATGGGATGAATGACTTCAAACCCTTTGAGGACAAGCTCGCCGGGTTGATAGCGGCCCTTTCTCCAGCCGGGCGGCGTCGGATGACCGTCGACATTGCGAAGAAACTGCGCCAGCGGCAACAACAGCGCATAAAATCGCAGAAAGCGCCGGACGGTTCGCCCTTTGCCCCGCGTAAGCGTCAGCCAGTCAGGGCAAGGCAAGGCCGGATTAAGCGAGAGATGTTTGCGAAGCTGCGCACCAGTCGCTATATGAAAGCGAGCGGTAACGACAGCGCGGCGGTGGTGGAATTTACCGGGAAAGTGCAGCGCATCGCCCGCGTGCATCAGCTCGGGCTCAAGGATAAGCCATCTCCCAAAAGCGCCGCCGTCGGGTACCCACAGCGCCAGCTCCTGGGCTTTACCGACGATGACCGGCAGCTTGTGGAAAGTGTCATTATCGACTACCTCGCCGATTAACGTTGTGTCAGCCAGGACAAAACGCCCACAGATTGCCGCCGGAACACCCCGGCGGCATCCTTTCCCCTATGAATACTCTCGCATCTATCCAGGAACTCGCCCGCGCGATACGCAACATGATCCGCACCGGCATCGTCGTCGAAACTGACCTCGACGCCGGGCGCTGTCGCGTACAGACCGGTGGCATTTATACCGACTGGCTCCAGTGGCTGACGCACCGGGCCGGGCGCTCGCGCACCTGGTGGGCTCCCTCCATTGGTGAGCAGGTGATGATTCTGGCCGTGGGCGGTGAGCTCGATACCGCTTTTGTGCTGCCGGGTATTTATTCCGACGACAACCCCGCGCCGTCGGCCTCTGCTGATGCCTGGCACGTTGAATTTCCCGACGGTGCCGTTATGAGTTATGAGCCGGAAACCGGCGCGCTGACCGTCACCGGCATTAAAACCGCCGATGTGACCGCATCCGATTCGGTTGCCGTCAGCGTGCCGGTGGTGCTGGTAAAAGCCGAGACCCGCGTCACCCTCGATACACCGGAGGTGGTCTGCACCAACAAGCTGACGACCGGCACGCTGGAGGTGAAGCAAGGCGGCAAGATGTCAGGTGATATCGAGCACAGCGGCGGCGCTTTCACTTCCAACGGTGTGCAGGTGGATAAACACGGCCACGGCGGCATCAGGCGCGGCGATGAATGGACGGAGGGCACCCAATGACGGCGCGTTATCTCGGCATGAACCGCACGACCGGTGAAAGCATTTCAGACGTTGAGCATATCAGCCAGAGCATCGGGGATATTCTTCGCACGCCCGTCGGCTCCCGCGTCATGCGCCGTGAATACGGCTCGCTGTTGTCGCAGATGATTGACCAGCCTCAGACCCCGGCGCTTGAGCTGCAAATTATGGCGGCGTGCTACATGGCGATCCTGAAGTGGGAACCACGTGTCAGGCTGACCAGCATCACTACCGCACGGCAGTTTAACGGGCAGATGGTCGTCGACGTGACCGGCCAAATCACCGATACCGGCGAGAGCCTTTCCTTAACCATTCCTGTGAGTTGAATTTATGGCAGTTATCGACCTGAGCCAGCTCCCCGCGCCTGATGTGGTGGAAACGCTGGATTTTGAAGCCATCCTCGCCGAGCGCAAAGCAACGCTGATTTCACTGTACCCGGAAGACGAGCAGGAAGCGGTCGCCAGGACGCTGACGCTGGAGTCAGAGCCACTGGTGAAATATCTGGAAGAGAATGCTTATCGGGAGGTGATTTTACGCCAGCGCATTAACGAGGCGGCGAAAGCCGGAATGGTGGCCTATGCCATCAAAAACGACCTCGACCAGCTCGCGGCAAATAATAACGTTGAGCGCCTGGTCATTACCCCCGGAGACGATACCCAAATCCCGCCAGTGGATGCGGTATTGGAATCCGACAGTGATTTACGCCAGCGCATTCCGGCGGCATTTGAGGGCATGAGTGTTGCCGGGCCGACCGGTGCCTATGAGTTTCACGCCCTGAGCGCCGATGGTCGTGTGGCGGATGCATCAGCGAACAGCCCGGCCCCGGCTGAGGTGACTATCGCGGTCCTGTCGCGGGAAGGTGACGGCACGGCATCGGATGATTTATTGATGGCCGTCAGTACCGCGCTGAATGATGAGAGTGTCCGACCGGTCGCTGACCGCCTGACAGTCGTCTCGGCTGAAATCGTCAATTATGCGATCGACGCGGTGCTGTATGTTTACCCCGGGCCGGCGACCGAGCCGATTCTTGCTGCCGCAAAAGCGCAGTTAACTGCCTATATCACGGAGCAGCGCCGTCTCGGTCGTGACATCCGAATGTCGGCGATTTACGCCGCGTTGCATGTGCAGGGGGTCCAGCGCGTCGAGCTGCGCGAACCGCTGGCCGATGTGGTGCTGGATAAAACGCAGGCCGCTTATTGCACTGACGCCCGCGTCATTATCGGGGGATCGGATGAATAATTCGCTGATGGCGAACGGGTCATCCCTGCTGGAACAGCGAGCCGCCGCAGCATGCGCCTCTATCAGCGATTTATCTGTGCCGCTGCGAGATTTGTGGAATCCGTGGAAGTGTCCGGTGAAATTCCTGCCCTATCTGGCGTGGGCGTTTTCTGTCGACCGCTGGGAAGAAACCTGGTCAGAAACGGAAAAGCGCCAGGCTGTCAGTGATGCGTTCTGGATCCACCAACGCAAGGGAACCGTCGCCGCCGTTCGCCGGGTGATTGAAACGCTGGGCTACAGCATGACGCTCCAGGAGTGGTGGAAGGTTGCCGACCCTGCCGGGACTTTCCGCCTTGAGATTGACCTCAATGATATTGGCATCACTGAGCCGATGATTAAAGAGCTGGAGCGGATAATTGGCGATGCGAAGCCGGTAAGCAGACATCTGGCACAAATGACGCTTGCAACCAGTTCAAGGGGGTGTGTCTGGTCAGGTGCAGCAATTATTGATGGCGAGATTATTACCGTTTATCCGCCGGGATATGAGCCGGATGCGGGTATTTATTACGACGCGTCAGCTCGCTATGACGGTAATTACCACTATTACGGGAAGGTATCACTATGAGTAACATTAAAGAGACGCCTGTATGGTCTGATGGCGTGCACCTGCTGGCCCGTCAGGAAAGGGTTGAGGGTGGCGCGGGTGGTTCGGCAAACATCCAGGCGCAGCAACTGGCTAACCGCACCGCATATTTAAAAGAGGCGCTGGAGTCTATCCCGGACTACAGGCAGCACACCTTTTACCCCTCAGAGGGCGATCCGGATGGAACCATTGCAGGCGTAGCCGGTACTGAGGATGGCGACGGCTTCAGGGTGGCGCTGTTTGATGCGGCGGGTGTAACGGCTGCATATAATATTTATCGCAATGTCAGTGGAGCCGCACAGTTTATTACCGCAGAGCCAAACACCCGTTATATTGAATTAATTAGTCAGCGCATCCCGGTATCCGTTCGTGGGCGTTTTTATGCTGCCATTCTGGGGGATGATGGCACGGTGTGTCTGGGGGGCCGTAAGTCTGACGGAAAAACAGAAATTTCTGACGGGACCGTGATAGAGGATGCGCTGGGCGCGCTGCATGTCTACCACTCCATGAATGAAGCTGTCAGTAAAACCGCTGATAAAATGTGCTTTGTTTATATCGACGATAAGGGTGAACCGCACCTGTACAGTAACTCCGGGGGGGGAGCTGAACATGTATTTTCTTTTATCACCGAAAATAAAGTAAGCCAGCGGCTGAAACGTTCGGGATATATTGCCGGTACTGTTGGTCGCAATGATGAATTGCTGACCGGTACCCGAAAAGAAGATGGTGCTTTCGTCACCTATCTCAGCGGCAATATCGACGAGAAAATTAAGTGGCTGATTGAAAATTCAAACGGACATACCAGCGCGACTGAATCACACACCTATGCTGACAGCAAAGGCGCCGGTACGGGCGGCACACCTTTCCCGGCCCAGCTGGCGGCACTGATTGGCAGCGGGTTTAACGCAGTCAATTACGGCATTGGTGGTCAAAAGTCCGGCCAGATAGCCATGCGACTTGGGGCGCAGCCCACGTATGTCACCGTCGAAGGAAATGCGATCCCCGCCGCGAATGGGAGCGTGGTAATAACGCAGTTTAACGGTGCCAGTGCCACGGCCGCGCCTGCGTATCCCAGCCAGGACAAGCGCCTCCTGAGTACAAACTCTGATAATCTCACCCGCAGTATTGATGGCTGGTTATGCGGTGTGAAGTGTCGAATTACACGCGAAGCCAGCGGTTTGAATAACAATACCAAGGTTGAGAAATATACCCTGACAGCCCTGTCAGGCACAGGCGTTCGCTGCCTTCCCGGCTCGCTGTTCGTTCCTGAATATGCACTTCAGGACCATTCCGGCGCGGAGTTATGGATTTGCGCAGGCATCAATGATTTTCGTTCAGGAACCGATGCGGAACTTACCGATGATGTGGCGCAGATAATCAAAAATGTGGATGCCATGATTGCCTTTGCAGAAAAGAGCGGCCGCAAAGTCCTTTTATTTTCCCTGACTGCTGACAATTATTCCACGGAATTTTATGGTGGCATTCGTTATATGCGGATTCTTGAGATTAATTATTACTGGTCTCAGAAATACCCTGATTATTACGTCAGGGCAGATAACGGACTTGATGTAAGAGAGTTGCTGATCGCTGCATACAATGCGAATAACGCACAGGATGTTATCGATTACGGGAATGATATAACACCATCTTCATTACGCAGCGATGACCGCCACCCCAACACGGCTGGATATGCAATCTATGCGAATGCCGGGTACCAATTCAGAAACCGCAAAGGATTTTAATATGACTGTTTTTCTGCAATCAGATGAATCACCCCTGTCCGGCGGTGGAAACTATTTTGAAAATGATGAAATCATAAAACGCCCTTACACCCTGGGCTTACTGGATTTCAGCCATGAGCTTTGTTACGCCGGTCAGAGTCCGGTGCCTGCGTATGCGGCACTGAACAACCTTGTAAAAGGCGGAACAGCTGCCAATAACGGGCCTGTGGCACGCGTACTTGAGTCCGGCATGCTGAAATTCACGGGTGCCGCGCCTGATGTTAGCGATTATGTCACCTTACCCGAGAGCGAATTTTCGCTACCCGCTACCTGCAAGCGGGCTCTGGTCAGTGTCGCGCTGGCGCTGCCAGCGACAGGCTATGGTACGCCAGCGGCTACACGTTACCCGATGTTTTTTGGACGGATGAATAACACGGCCGCGGCGAATATCAATTTTGCTATCTGGGGGATTGTCAGCACTGACGGTGTGCTCACCTCTGTGCAGGGGGCGGCGCTGGGTAGTGTTGCTGTTTCGGCGACAGCGCAGCTTGCGACACTGACTGACGGCGGGACGCACATTGTATCTGTGTACGCCGATGGTGAAACGACGCCAGGCGTGCTGACTACCCGCATCTACGTTGATAACACCCTTGTGGCGACAGCGAAAAATTCCGCCTGGGATGGCGTGGTACCTCAGCCGAGCAACCAACCCCGCATCGGCAGTTATCCGGCGACCATCCACGGTCCGTGGAACGGTATGAAAGTGGGGCGTCCGTTGATTATGGACCTGACCGGGTCCTCACTGATTGCGGCCGATATCATTTCTCAGCAGGTCGCACTGGCCGCTGAATATCTGGGCTGATGACAAACAGGGTGCAGTGATATGGGTGAATATTTCACGGTTCTGACGGATTACGGCGAGGCGGTATTTGCGCAGGCGCTGGTAACGGGTATTCCCGTTAAATTTTCTGCGATGGCCGTCGGAGATGGCGGCGGTGCGCTACCGGTGCCGGACAAGGGCAGCACAGGGCTGATCAACGAGGTTTATCGCGGCGCGCTGAATCGCGTGGTAATTGCCGACCAGGCGGCGAATGTTATCCGCGTGGAAATGATAATGCTCCCTCAGGTTGGCGGGTTCTGGCTAAGAGAGGCGGCCCTTTATGATGAAGATGGCGCCTGCCTGGCGGTAGCGAACCTGCCGGAGTCGTACAAACCGCAACTGTCCGAAGGTTCAGGGAAACTACACGCGGTGAATCTGTGGATCGCCGTCAGCAATACCGCTGATGTGGAGATTAACGCCGACCCGTCGGTTATCCTCGCGACGGTTGAAGAGTTGAACAAGGCTAAGGCAGAGGCAAAAGATTACGCAGATGACGTAGCCAGTTCACTGGATACCGATATTCAGCAGGCGATTGCTGACGCGATAACGGCGGCAAAGCGAGATTTCTGGGAAGATGATAACCCGGTGGGAACCACCCGCTTTTTTAACCAGAACCTCAATCCCAATGAGCGCTGGCCGTGGTCTCAATGGGTGTACACCGGCGAAAACAAAACGATACGCATCGGCAAGGCTGACGGTTCAAACGTCGGGCAGACCGGCGGCAGCGATAGCATCACGCTCCAACGCGCTAACCTGCCTGCGGTACAGATTGACGTGAGCGGCGAAACCAGTGAACAGGAGGAGCAGAAGATAAGAACATCTGAAAACGGCGAGCACAATCATGGTGGTGTCGCTGGTAAGGATGACCCGTGGGAAATAGGCGGGGATGTTCGGCAGCTCTTTAACCCGAAAAAGCTGGGTGTCACGGATATGGGCGGGAAGCATGACCATGAAGTCATAGTGCCCCCGCACAAACACACGACCACCGGCAAAACCGATAACCTCGGTGAAGGGAAATCATTCAGCGTGGTTGAGGCTCACACACTGCTGATGTGCTGGAGTCGTGTTGCCTGACCTGTGACGGTCATTCCTGTTGTACTACCCCTGTTACAGCGGGGATGACTCGTCACCCTTTCCACCACGATTGAAAATAATGCTCACCCTTAACCACGGAGTTAAACGGATGAGCGATTTTCATCACGGCGTCCAGGTTGTCGAGATTAACGACGGCACCCGCGTCATTTCCACCGTATCAACGGCTATTATCGGCATGGTCTGCACGGCCAGCGATGCCGATGCTGCCACCTTCCCACTCAATAAGCCCGTACTGATTACCAGCGTGCAAAGCGCCATCGCCAAAGCGGGTACAAAAGGCACCCTGGCAGCATCCCTCCAGGCGATCGCCGACCAGTCGAAACCGGTAATTGTCGTTGTGCGCGTAGCCGAAGGTGTCGGCGACGATGCCGAAGCGCAGACTATCTCTAATATCATCGGCGGCACCGACGAAAACGGCAATTACACCGGGCTGAAAGCACTGCTCACGGCGGAGGCCGTCACCGGCGTTAAACCGCGCATCCTCGGTGTTCCGGGGCTCGACTCCCTTGAGGTTGCAACTGCTCTCGCGCCGATTTGCCAGAAGCTGCGCGCCTTTGGCTATATCAGCGCATGGGATTGTAAGAACATTTCCGAGGCGATGCTTTATCGCGAGAATTTCAGCCAGCGTGAGCTGATGGTTATCTGGCCGGATTTTCAGGCATGGGATACCACGGCGAACGCGACCGAGACCGCCTGGGCGACCGCTCGCGCGCTGGGCCTGCGCGCCAAAATCGACCAGGACACCGGCTGGCATAAAACCCTGTCAAACGTTGGCGTGAACGGTGTCACCGGTATCAGCGCGTCGGTCTTCTGGGATTTGCAGGAATCCGGCACCGATGCCGACCTGCTTAACGAGGCTGGCGTCACCACGCTCATTCGCAAAGATGGTTTTCGATTCTGGGGTAACCGCTGCTGCTCCGATGACCCGCTGTTCCTGTTTGAGAACTACACCCGCACCGCGCAGGTTATCGCCGACACAATGGCCGCTGGTCACATGTGGGCGGTCGACAAGCCGATCACTGCCACGCTGATTAAAGACATCGTTGCGGGTATCAATGCGAAATTCCGCGAGATGAAAACGGCGGGCTATATCGTCGATGCGACCTGCTGGTTTGATGAATCGGCCAACGACGCGGCGACCCTCAAAGCCGGGAAACTGTATATCGATTACGACTATACGCCGGTTCCCCCTCTCGAAAACCTGACGCTACGCCAGCGCATTACCGATAAATACCTGGCGAATCTGGTGTCATCGGTTAACAGCAATTAAGGAGCCCTGACCAATGGCAATGCCGCGCAAGCTCAAATACCTGAACACGTTTCTGGATGGCGTCAGCTATCTCGGCGTTATCGAGTCCGTCACCCTGCCAAAGCTGACCCGTAAGCTGGAAAATTACCGGGGCGGCGGGATGTCAGGCTCGGCCCCTGTCGATTTCGGTCTCGACGATGACGCGCTGGCGATGGAGATTTCCCTCGGCGGCTTCCCTGATGATGCGATCTGGTCGCTTTATGGTGCCGTCGGTACCGGGACGCTGTTGCGCTATGCAGGCTCTTACCAGCGGGACGATACCGGCGAAACCGTGGCGGTGGAAGTTGAGACCCGTTTCAAGGTGAAGGAAGTCGATAACGGCGAGAGCAAACAGGGCGAGGATACCAGCAGCAAATTATCGCTGGTCTGCACGTACTACAAGCTGACCATGAACGGTAAAGAGCTGGTAGAAATCGACGTCCTCAACATGATTGAGAAGGTGAACGGCGTCGACCGACTCGACCAGCACCGCCGCAATATCGGCCTGTAATTTTTCCCCGGTCAGCATGCCTGGCCGGTTAATCCCGAATCCGTAAACAGCGAGAAAATCATGAGCAAAGAAAACATCGTCACCCTGGAAAACCCCATCAAACGCGGCGAGCAGGTCATCGAAAAAATCACCCTGATGAAACCCAACGCCGGAACCCTGCGCGGTGTCAGCCTGGCCGACGTTGCGCGCTCTGAAGTGGATGCCCTGATTAAAGTGCTGCCGCGTATGACCAGCCCGTCACTAACCGAGTCGGATGTCGTCATGATGGATTTACCCGATTTGATGGCGCTGGCAACAAAGGTGATCGGTTTTTTGTCGCCGAATTTGGCGGATTAAATTTTCCGAAAGATATGTCGGTCGATGACCTGATGGCGGATATCGCGGTGATTTTTCACTGGCCGCCATCAGAGTTATATCCCATGAGCCTGACCGAGCTCACCACCTGGCGCGAAAAGGCGCTACAGCGAAGCGGAAACACGAATGAGTAACGACGTTAAATTGCAGGTATTACTCAAGGCTGTTGACCAGGCGACCCGCCCGTTTAAAACCATCCAGACAGCGAGCAAAACGCTGTCTGGTGATATCCGGGACACTCAAAAATCACTGCGTGAACTGAATGGCCAGGCATCCCGTATTGACGGGTTTCGCAAGGCAAGCGCGCAACTCGCCGTTACCGGTCAGGAGCTGAAGAAAGCGAAGCAGGAAGCCGCCGCGCTGGCGATCCAGTTTAAAAATACGGAACAGCCGACGCGCGCGCAGGCGCAGGCAATGGATGCCGCACGTAAAAGCGCCGTAGCGCTCCAGCTCAAACACAACAGCTTGCGGCAGGCTGTACAACGCCAGAGGCAAGAGCTCAGCCAGGCGGGAATTAATACTCGCACCCTGGCGGCAGACGAGCGCCGGTTAAAAACCAGCATCAGCGAAACGACGGCGCAGCTTAATCGCCAGCGTGAAGCACTGGCGCGCGTCAGCGCGCAACAGGCAAAGCTCAACGCGGTTAAACAGCGATATCAGGCCGGTAAAGAGCTGGCCGGAAATGCGGCCGCAATGGGTGCCGCCGGTGTCGGTATGGCGACGACAGGCACGCTGGCCGGTGTTGCACTGATGAAACCGGGTTATGATTTTGCGCAGAAAAACTCCGAGTTACAGGCTGTACTCGGCGTGGCGAAAGACTCCGCAGAAATGACTGCGTTGCGAAAGCAGGCCCGACTGCTGGGCGACAATACTGCCGCCTCTGCCGATGATGCTGCCGGGTCACAGATAATTATTGCAAAAGCCGGTGGCGATGTGGCGGCAATTCTAGCCGCGACGCCAGTAACTTTAAACATGGCATTGGCTAACCGACGCACGATGGAGGAAAACGCTCAGCTTTTACTTGGTACCAAAAACGCATTTCAACTATCAAATGACCGGGTAGCCCACATTGGTGATGTGCTTTCAGCAACGATGAATAAATCGGCCGCAGATTTTCAGGGGTTGAGCGATGCCCTGACATACCTCGCTCCTGTTGCTAGGACTGCTGGAGTGAGCTTGGAGCAAGCGGCAGCAATGACCGGGGTGCTTCATGATAACAACATCACTGGATCTATGGCCGGTACTGGTAGCAGTGCTGTGGTTAGTCGTCTTCAGGCACCTACAGGAAATGCGTGGGAAGCATTAAAAGAACTAGGAGTTAAAACGGCTGATAGTAAAGGAGATATGCGGCCAATCTTTAGTATTCTGAAAGAAATAGATGCCAGCTTTAACAGAAATAAACTTGGTAGCAGCCAGAGGGGGGAATATCTAAAAACAATTTTTGGTGAGGAAGCCCTTAAGTCGTCAAACGTATTGATACAAGCAGCCTCAAGTGGAAAATTGGACAAGTTAACCGCGGCCTTTATGGCCTCAGATGGCAAGACCGATGAGCTGGTTAAGGTCATGCAAAATAACCTCGGCGGCGACTTTAAAGAGTTTCAGTCGGCATATGAGGCTGTAGGTACTGACCTTTTTGACCAGCAGGAGT